GTTCCGCACCTTTGACTTTGCCGAGCCTTAGTTATTTTTTATAAGGCGGGTTACTTATAAGCGCATTTATTTGCTCCTTTTGTATTTTAGTAACTACTTTTTTCGGTGTAAAATAAACTCCTTCTAATTGAAGTTTGTCGTATGCTTGTTTTAAATAATTCATATTACATTCCTTTTTCGTTTAGGTATTTCGCTAATCGCTGGATCGTTTTACTTGTTAAAGACTTGCCGTTTAAAAACGTGTGAATATTACTTTGATGAAGTTTAGCATCTAAACAAAAAGCATTTAAAGATAGTTCGTGTTTTTGTAGGTAGTCCAGTACCATTTTCCTAATTATCTCATCACTATTCGCTATTATCTTACTTGTTTTCATTCTATTCTGATTTAAAGGTTTCGTTTTTTTAATACATAGAAACCACCATGTTCAAAGCTATATCCAAATTCTAAATTATTTTCAATAAGAAAATCCATAACTTTTTGTTTTTCTTCTGTACTCAAATTGAAACATTTATATTTTTGAACATCTCTAAGTTCTTCAATTGCGTATTCTATACCGTGTTTTACACCTGATTCAAAAGTGCTATTGATGTAATTATCAACTATATTTGGCTTTGGTTTTCTATATTTTCCAAACATTCTATTATAATTTAAAATTTTTGTTGTTATAATCTACTGCTGTTTTTATTAGAAATCATTTAAAAAGTCGGAAATATCTTGTGAATAAGTAGGGTTGTCAATATTTTTTGTTGCTGAAGCTTGATCGTCAGCTGGCTTTATTGATAAACTTAAATAGTTTTTACCGTTGTTACTTTGTTTTTTCCATGCGCTTATATAAAATTCACGTCCTAAAATTGTTATTTTACCGTTCATATCGGGGTGCGTTTCTTTCGTCTTTTTGTCGTTTGTAAATAACGCTCCGCTGTTGTCTCTTTTTTCCATTTTACTTTTTATTTTAATTCTACTTTATAATAATCCAATGTTATATCCGCTATTTTTTCAGCGTCTTTACGTACCCTTGCTTGTCTATCTTCATCCTCAAACGGGCTGTGCCATCTTTCATCTGAAACTGCATCGTAGTTTAAATACGTAATAATTGCTTCAACAACTCTTTCTCGTCTTTCGTCGTAGTTCATAGGGACCAGTAGAACCCTTGCTAAATTTTCCATTTTACTTTTTATTTATTTTTACTTTTAACATTTTAATTACTAAAGAATCAGCATTTACAGTACCGCCTTCGTCTGTTACCGTTAATAAGGCTTTTACTAATTGGTTTAATTCTTTTAGTTCTTTTTTTAATTCTTGTATTTCTTGGTTAACTTCAGGATTCATATTAATTGAATTAAGTTGTTATAATATTCTCTACATTCTTCAATTCGTGTTTTAATAGCTTCGATTACTTCATCGTCTCGCTTTACTACGTGCGTTTTAACGCGCTTTTCCTTAGGTATATGCCCGAATGTATGCTTATCTTCTACAAACTCTCTTATATCGTCGCTTTCTCCTATTACATTTTGTTTCCAGTGTTCCCTTCTAACTTCATCGTCAACAATTTGTTTAGGCGTATCAATCAAACAATAACACAATAAAGCCTCTTGTTTGTCAGTTAGCCACATATAACCCTGAAGCTGGTAATAATAATCTTTGTTATTTAGTTCGTTTTCTATTACCTTGTCAAAAAACGTAAACGCATCCCAAGAACTTTTAACGTCAATTAGTACATCCGTGTTTACATCGGGTTTACCAGTTAGCCATTCATTAGAAAATTGTTCTTCATTCTTGTAAATAAAGCCTACGTCTAAAACACTTTCAGTTAATTTAATGGCTTCGGGTTCTACTTCGTTTCCTTTGTCCGTGTATCTACTCCAGAACTCTTTATGTATTCCGTATTTTTCTTGTATTGCTAATTCTAAAATATAGCTTTTAGCAGTTTGAGAAAGACGCTCCCCTTTTGTACGGGGGTTCGTCATTATTTTACCGATTTGTGAACAACGTACTTTCATAATAACAAGGCTTTTTCTTGTGCTTCACTTAATTGAAACTTCTCTTTTAGCTTTTCGATAGTTATTTTACCTTCGTTAATTGCCTTCAAAGCATCAGTAAATCTTTTGTTATCCAAGCTTTCTTTTTTAGGCTTTTCCTGTTCTCCTGAAGCGTCCGTATCTTTATCCGTTACTAAACCTAACATTGAACTTAAACAGTACCTACGAAAATACGTAACGCCCGAACCGAAACTTTGAAAATCATTCATTCCTTTTAGTTGTACATACGGAATCATGCAGTTACTTTCTATTTGTTCACCGCTTTCTACATGAAATACTACCGTTGCTAAATAGTTAACTCCTTCTTTAGTGTTTATTAGTTGCGTAAATCCTAATCCGTGTTTTTGTAGTAACGGGTTTATTTCATCGAAAATTTTAGGTAAATCAGCGTAAGAATATCCGTACCCTTGTGTCGCCTTGTGAATTACTTTCACTTCTTGCTGGAACGCGGCCAGACTTTTTAATAAATGTTTCATAATAACTTTGTTTAATTTTCTACAAATTTAATATTAATTTTTAATATAACAATAGTTTTAAAAAAAAAACTACAAAAATTTCTTTAATCCTTGTGCGCAGCGTTCAATTGAATTAGCTCGTTCCTGAAGGCTTGTTATTTGTTCGATTATAGTTTGCTTACAATCGCTCGTAAAATAGCCGTGTGACGTTGCTATTAAAGGAATTAAGCCATTTGAACGTATGTAATTAACCATTTTACGTAAACGCGGACCAGTCATTTTAATTTTGTATCCGTTGTTTTGTAGATACTTATTCATGCGTGTTACTATTAATTCGCTTTTTATCGGATTGTTTTTTTTATATTGTCTAAATCCGTGAATTACTATATTTAGTATTTCCATTTCTTCAGCTGTTAATTCGCTGGTGTGTTCTTCAAAGTTTGTTATCATTGTGCTTTTTTTAATTATTTCTACTAATTCGTTTACTGTAAACTTGATTCCACCTACCAACTTTAACGGCGTGTTTAACGTTTTCACTTTGTGTACACCATTCTAAATTTTCAATAGAATTATCTTTTCTATCTGAATTTATATGATTAATAAATGGTTTATTATGTTTATTTTCAATAAAAGCTTCTGCTATAATTCTATGAAGCATAATTCTTTTTGATTTATTATTTTTAGTTAATTTAATTCTCAAATATCCTTTTCCGTTGTCAAGCGGAATTAAATTATATCCGTTTAAATATTTTTTATTAACACCTCTAAAACTTGAAATTCTTTTTACATTTCCTAAATTACTAACTTGGTATAAACCTTCATATCCAATTACATCTTTCCAAATTTCTATTTCCATAAAATAAAAAAGCCTTAGTGCTTTCGAGGTTACGGACTCTAATCACACTAAGGACTTAAATAAGTTTTACCTGTAGCCGTAACTCTACATTACAAAAATACTAAATATTTTCTAATTCTTTGCATTTTGCTTTATAAATTTTAATTATTTCTTTTAATTCTTCAATACTATATTTTTTTTCTTTGCTCCCGTTTTGTTCTAACCATTCAACACGTTCAACGCCTATTTTAATTATTAATTGTTTTCTGTATTCAATTTGATTTCCAGAAAGCATAACGTTACATTTGTAACATGAAGTCCAAACATTATCTTCGTGAAATCGAACGTTAGAATGACCACCAGCGCTTAAATAATGCGAAGCGTGTTCAACTCCATTTATTTTCTTTTGACACGAAATACACAGGGAAGATTTGTCCCTAAGGCGAATATATTTATTAAATACTTGCTGTGCCAATTTTATGTAATCGGACAAGGTCATTAAATCGGCTTTTAACTTCGCTTTTTTCTTTTGCCAGTTCTTTTGTTTTACATCGTTTATCCATTCAGTTACGCAATTAGGGTCGAAGCAATTCTTTTGCAAAAACACGGATGGTTCAAAGGGTTGTTTACAGTACTTACATTTTCTTGGCTTCATATTTCACCGCTTATTAACATTTCTAAATGCTTATTCAAACTCTTATTTTCTTGTTTTAGCTTTATGTTTTCAAGTTCTAATTCGTGGTTTCGTCTATTCGTAGCCATTAACATTTTATCTACGTGGTTTAAATATTGCACCGCTTCGCCTACTTCAGTTAAACTCTTTTCCATTGAAGAAATAAGGTCGGTACGGTGTTCGTGTTTTTCTTTGATGTTGTCTAAACTATATTTTATTTTCCAGTAAAGTACGTTTAAACCCGCTTTACGTTTTATCATTTCAAGCATAACTTTTCTATTTCGTTTTTTACTTGTTGCCAAAATTTATTCGGGACTTCATAATACGAACGGGCATATGAACCGTCACTATATTTTACTTGTTCGCTATCAAACATCCTCGGTTCTTTTATCATTTCTTCAATAGCAATCAATGCACATTTCAAAACTAATTCATCAGTACTTTTTAAGTCTAATAATTTAGAATATTTATACTTTAATTCAAATGCTTTTTTTTTAGGTGTCATGTTTATTAATTTAAAATGGCATAGTCATTTCGCCATTTGCGTTTTCAATTGGTTTTAACTCTTCAAATGCGCCTTGCTTCATTCGTTCGCTAAACGAAAGTAATTCTTTTCCGTTTACAATATCAGGATTACGTACGGGAAAACTATTTGAAACGGGTCTTAATTCGTGTTTTTGTCGCATAGCGTATATTTTATTTCCTACCATGTCTTTTATATAGTATTGATATTTTTCAACGTCTAAATACATTTTATAAGTACCGTTTTTTGAAACGCCTTTAGGCTTGCTTTTAGCCACTTTTAAATGTACTTCGTTTTCTTCATATACATTACCTTCGCTATCCATTACTCCAGCGGGTGGACGCCACGGAATTAAAACCGTTAAACCTTTTCTAAACCATACTTGACCGCCCGCAAAGTCTCGCGCCGTTGGCATAGGGTAAAATGTATGTCCGTTTTGCGTTACGGGTGCTTGGTCACGTACGTGGTTTATAATGCAATTGTGTCTTTTCGTCTTTCGGGCGTTTTTACGTGCCATTCCTAAAATTCTACTTAAATATTTATCTTCACGGCCCAAGTCCGAATGTATGTATTCTTCAGTAAGTTCGTTCCAAGGGTCTATTGTAGTTGTGTTAATTGTTATTTCTTGCGTACGTTCAATTTCATCAACTAATTTATAAAAGTTTTCAAGCGTTAAATCTTCGTCGATAGGGTCAATTACTATAAAATGATCGTTAACAAACATTTCCGCAGCCACTTGTTCGCCTTGTGTCATGTTATTTTCGCCTATTGTGTACGGTTTTCCGATATATTTATAGCATAATTCCGCGTATATTTCCGCAGCGTTACCCGTTTCGGGGGAAAATATTACGTGTTTCCAACCGTGTAAGCAACTTAAATTAATTAGAAACTCGAACCATATTTCCGTTTTACCGCTGGCTGGCGCTGCTCCTATATAAGTTGTACATCCTTCTTTTACCGTGTACGGTATTTGGTCAAAAGTCCAGCCTATTGAATTACCGCGTACGTTCTTTTCGTGCCTTATATTGTGTAATTCCGTTTGTAGGTCGCTTAGTCTTTTATACATTTTATTCGTGTATTATGTTAGGTGTATAAGTTTTGAATTCGTCTTTACGAATGTAAGGCAAAGTATTATTTAATTTCGTTTTCCAATTCATAATTTTTTTATCGTTGCCGTCTTTCCATTCGTTCACTTTCCAACTTTCGTATTTTAGTCTAACATCCTCTTTGTTTACGGTTGGAACTTGTGAAATTGCATATTCTAAAAATTCAGAAAATTCAGGTATATATATTTCTTTCTTTTCTTTCTTTATATTCTTGTTAGTGGTTACTTGTTGGTTGCTCGTTGGTTGCTCGTTTGTTATTTCGTTGGTTACTACTTGATATTTTTCATAGCTAACTATTTGTAATATAGTGCCTTGCGAACTTGTTTTGCTGGTTATTTCGTTGGTTGAAATTAGCTTATTTAACGCTGTTCTAATTTGTTGTGAACTTAAACCCGTTTCACGTGCAAGTAAGTCGCGGCTGGTAACAATAGAACCAACTTTTAATTCAATACCCTTAAATCTTTTTTCTTTGTGATTAGCTTTTAAAAGCAAATGAAGAAATAACCTAAAACAATTATTATCTGAATACCATTCCCATTCGAGAATTTGCCTATGGAGTTTTATCCATCCGTGTTGATTTATCATGGTTGTTATTTATAAAATAATCCCCGTACCAATAGCCACAACCACGAGGCATTTCGAGTACAGGGATTAATAAAAAAGTCTTTCTGTTCATGTGGTTGTCATTTCAGATGTACAAATATACAAATTATTTTTTAATTAAAAGTGATTTGCTTCTAAAATTGTTGGAATTAATTCATCAAGTTGATAAAATTCGTCTTGTTCTTTTATACCGTTAGAATAAGTTGCACGGTAATAACTTAATCCAGTGTCGTAATTTGTTTCTAATATTGCTTTTCTTAATACGTACCTATACATAACTAATCGTTTTCTAAATTTATTCTTTCTATTATTACTTTTAAATTGCTTTTCCAGCTGCGCATTAAGTATTTATACCTTACACACTTTGAAGGTAGTTTAAACCGCGTTAAATTACGTCTTACTTTCATTTTACGCCACGTCTTAAACCTTCAATAAATTGATGCCTTGTTACTACGCTTAACTTGTTTTTAAAGTCAAAGAATTCAAACACGCTACCTTCATATCCAAAATCTATTTTCTTAGCCTTA